CTTTCTCACGCGATGAGTAAAGAACATGGGGCCTATAAAAGAAATCCCGGGAAATTCCCCGGCGGCATCGAGCAAGTCAACGCGATTGCGTATTCAAAAGCTGGAGAATCCAAGCCAGATGTGGTGCGTCGAACGAAAAAAGGGAAATGACCGGATAAATCTTGACACCGGTCGGTGTCTTGACAGTAGACAGAAGTGATTCTTATACTAAAGCAAAGTGCTGCATTGTGAACACGGATATGGAATACGTTTATTGCACTCATCGGCAGATGAGCAAGCAACAAAACACTCTTCATCCACTCAGAGGAGCAGTCAATGGCAGATGACGTAGCGCCGGTTACAGACAATACTGCACCGGTTGATACACAACCTAGTGAAAGTACACCTGACGGAGGTTCCTGGCCTGCTGATGTTCAAGCAGAATTCACCAAGAAAACCCAAGCGTTAGCTGACGAACGAAAAGCCTGGGAAGGCCAGAGAAGCCAGTGGGAACAACAGAAAACACAGGCAACTCAACAGTTGCAGCAATATGCTCAACAGTTGCAGCAACAAGCAGCCCAGCGCCAGCAGCAGGGAAATAACAACCAGCAACGACAGGATTTAATGCAGCAATTGCAAGGCATGTCCTATCTTGATGGTCCTACTGCGGCGGCTCTTGTGAAACGCATTATGGATGAGGGGATTAATCCTCTGAATAATGCGATTCAACAGAGAGATCAGGCTTTGGCGCATATGTATAAGGAATACAAGTCGCTAAAAGAGAACGTCGGCAATCAGTCGAATAAGGCTGCGCAAGCGGAACTTGATGGACGATTCACATCGATTCGGGAGGAACATAAACTTCCCGACGAGGAGTGGGCAAACGAATGGCTTCGGGATGTGTATTACTCTCACGAGGGCGGTGACCTGAATGAGCAATATCCCGAAATGGTTCGTACACGACTTGATTCGATGAGAAAAGGCATTCGTGATCTCGATCGCCAAGCGGCAGAACAAGCCAAGCAATCACCGTTTCCCACAAAAGGAGGCGAAATGTCTCCTACGAGTGGAAAAACGGAAGGCTATAAGACGCCACAGGCACGGGCTGATGAATTGTGGGCCATGATGAATCCAGGGCAGACCGAATAGCCCAGATGTCTTTCACCTTTGTGAAGGAGAGATAGATGGCAAGTACAACTGATGTCATCGAGGCCCTGAAATACACCTATGGTGTTGATCAGGTTCAGTATCTCGTTAACCAGGAGGTTGTCTGCTGGAATATGTTCCAGAAGATGAAGAAGCCTCTCGGTGGACGAGGGCAGTTTCTGATCCCGATTATGACCAAGAATCCAGGGGCATGGACGGGATTGGCTGAAGGTGGTTCGCTACCTTCTAACTTAAACCCAGATACAACGGAAGCGTCATTCGCCCTTACAGAATTTGCTGGGCTCTACAATATGTCGTGGAAGTTGATTCAGGATGCGCGTAATTCGAAGTTTGCATTCCAGACTGCCTTGAGCATGATGGAAGCAGGTTTTCGTCGTCGTGTCTTAAAAATGATCAATGCCGACTTGATTTCTGATGGTCTTGGCAAACTGGCCGTGATGCCAGCTGCTGATAACCAGACGACAATTACTGTCGGTGAATTGCCAAGTCTTGATCTTGGTATGGTTGTCGATTTGATGGATGCATCAGACAACAATGCTAAATTGGCAGATTCGGCAACGGTCACGGCGATTGATGCTCCGAATCGTACTGTAACGATTAGTGGATCTGCGCCAAGTGGCACAGCAGCGGGTGACTATTTCGTCATTCAGGATACTGTGTCGTCTAGTACGTCTTACCATACCAATGGATTGTTGGGCATCATTGATGATGCAAACCCAGCAGCCTCTAAAGGTAATTTTGGTGGGATTAACCGCAGTACCGCAGGGAACGAGTTCTGGGAATCTGTGGTTCTGGCTAATGGCGGTACCAACCGTGCATTGACTGAAGACCTCATTATGCAACTTGAGGATTCCGTCCGTGAAAAGGGTGGTGCCAAACTCAATACCTACATTTCCAACCTCGCGGTTATTCGCCGGTACCATGAACTGCTTCGTGAAGATGCATTCTTTGCGATGAGTTCACCAAAGGCGCTTGACGGTGGGTCAGGTGTGGGGCGTGATGGTGGTTCGCAACAGAAGGGTGAAGATGGTGGCGATGGCCGCACGATTTACCGTTTCAGTGGCAATCCATGGCACGCAGAGCCGTATTTCGCGGCAAATACGATTATTGGCCTTGATAACAAGCATTTCTTCATCGGTCACGGTGAAAATGCGGTACCAAGACCGGTATCGGAAATCTTCGATGGAACACCATTCCTTCGTCAGACTTCCAGTGCAACCTTTGAGGTGGCATGGTACTGGCAGGGTGAGTTGCTGAGTGATAACCCGGCAGCCGGTGCGAAGATCGAAGACATAGCAGAGTCGTAAACTGAGTAGGTGGGGGGAGTGGGGTTTTTCTGGAGAGTCAACCCTGCTCCCCTGTCACTTCGCCAGAAAGTAGGTAACTATGGGAATCAAAGCAATTGCGCGACTTGCGCCGGTTCATGTGGTCTATACCATCTCAGCGGGAGAAGCTGCTGATACGGGTATCTTTGTCGCAGACCAGGATTACGAAATCATGGATGTGCGCGAGGTTCATAGTACGGCAGGAGCCAGTAGCACGACGTTGGATGTTGGTGTCGCTGCATCAGGGACTGCTCCGGCCAGTTTAACAACCGCGTTAAGTTCGACATTAGCGTTGGATAGCACAGCAAACACGCCAGTGCAATCCACTCTGACAGCAACCCTTGCAAATCGCCTCCTCGATTTAGGAGAGCAACTATCATTGAATTACACCGGAACGGTGACAGCCTACGAAGGATCTGTGCATGTTGTGTTGAAGCCGGTTCGTACGAACACTACATATTAATGTAGGGAAGGTTTGGTATGGATACGTTTAGACCACCTCGGTATTCATTAGAAGAAAACCGTTTCTTTTTACAACATCTTGGTGATCCTCCTGTGTCAGTGTTGCGAAGTAAGTTACCAGATGGTGTCTCGGCGGCAGCGGTTACGGATGTACTTGGTCGAGTGTATGAACTCGAAGAAATCAAGAAGCATCGTGGCACTGAGTGGGTTGGAACACAAGCGGTATCTACGGCTATCAATACCTACCTGCATGAAGAACATAAGTGGCGTGATATGTCCAAAAGAGGCGCACCTCGTTTTCCGACGATGCACGCCTGGGACGGGAAGGGACGACCTCATCGCGGTGGGATCGGGTCTGATTCCGGTGAAATAAACACCTATATTGATTCAGAGGGCAATCGGAAGAAGTTTGCATTAGAACTTGTCGATGTTGGGGTGCAGGAGTTTGTGGCTCCGTGGACAAAAGAACAGGAACCTATTCCAGATAATATTGTCGAGGATTGGGAGAAAGGCCGTTTGGAGTGTCCTGTTGATGGATGGACAACGAGCTTTAAGATTGAATCAAAGCAATCCTATAATCTTGCCCGGGCCCGAATTGCTAAACATTGTCGATCGAGCAAAGATGAGCGTGTTCGTGAGTTTGCGCTGAAAGTTTTTAGTTAGTAATGATTACAGGGTATGACAAAGGACAAGATTTCGGTGTGCCTCTTGCGAAGGGTAAAGCCCCTCCGGTAGAGGATTCTCCGTCTTTTTGGCATCCCCAGCGGTTTGGTGTGAAGTATGCGCCAAATGCGTTCCGCAAGCGATTACGACTGATTCATCCCGATCTTGACGCCACCTGGCACCCACTCAGGGAGCGATGGCTAGTGTGGTATCGAAGACCACGTATTGCTCATCGTGTCTCGCCCGGGTGGTTATTGCTATTTATTGCAGAGACATCGACGCATGAATATGTGCCACTAGACGAACGTGTCCTTGCGGCGGTCTATGAGCAAAGTGGTTTCAAGTGGGGCTCTGGGAAAAAGTATTGGGCGAGAGTTGAGGAAGAAGCCAAGCGAGAGAAAGAAATCGCTGATAACTCGCGCAACCAGCATGTCCATGACGTTGGTGGTGATTATTACGACCACACAAAGATTCAAGTCAGTATGCGTGGTCACTCTTCAGGAAGTAAGTTTGTTGAGCATCACGCAGGAGATTAAGCCATGGCAACAGGCCAAACGATGCTCGACCTTATGGAGGCCCTGGATTACGGGCTTCAGCTGCAATCCGGTGAGTCTGGTGTTACTCGCGGTTTAAAAGCATTAAATGCTGCGCAGGACCATCTGGAGTCAATGCTGGCTCTTGACCCGAATGTTGTAGGGTCTACAGTTGGAACCATCGCGACAAGTGCGGATACCGAGACAACAGCCGCGCCGACTGGATTATTACGACTCGATCGATTGCAATATATCGATCCTTCGACTAGTCGTCCAGCCTGGGATTTAGACCGTGTGGGCCCTGTTGGCGATTACAATCAGGCAGATTTCGCTCCCTATCTCAATAGCAGTTCCATTACAGGCAAGCCGTTACGCTATTGGACAAATGGCACGACGTTCTATTGGGATCCAGTGCCAGATGGTACTCATACTGTTCGATATTACGGATTAAAGGCGGCAACAGATATTACTGCCGGGGGCACGTTTGCGTATCCAGATATGGCAATGATGCCTGTGGCGCAGTTTGCAGCCAAGATTCTTCGAGTTGGAAAAGACGACGATGTTCGTTCGTTATCAGATATTGGATTGCAGTTATTTAATCCGGTCTTGCAGGCCATGGGTCGCTTTAACAGGGACAGAGCCCCCGGGTATGATTATCGGTATATACATACAGAATAGGAGTGCCTGATGGCGCGAGGTGAATTTACAGCGAACTCACGAATTACGACAAACACAGATACCACCGTCATTGCGGCTCCAGGTGCGAATCAACAGATCCATGTGAAGTGGATCACCATTGATGTAGAGGTAGAAGGCAATGCGTCGTTGGTTCGGATTGAAGATGCTGCCGGGGGTAATGTGCTGGCGGCGTTTGAAACCACAGATGGCACCGCGTCACTGGACCGGTGGTATGACGGGATTGGACTGGTGTTGTCCTCCAATACGCTCCTGAATGCCGAAACCACAGGTACCGGGGCCGCGACAATCGTTATTAACGTCGGCTACGAGGTGCAATAATGCCACATAGACCAGGACATACAGGGCAAACCGCCCCAGGGACAGGACAGATGCATCCGACAGGAAGAGAGGGCTCGGGCCCAGGAATCCTTGAGAAAATCATGGCGATGTTGTCTGGTGGATCAAGAATCAACCCAGAAACTGACACTGCTGAAGATGCCTATCGTTTTTTTGCGCCACCTGTCGATGAGCCATTCCAAGCTGATTTGAAGCGCTTCCCGCCACGTGGCATACTCGGACTTGGAAATATACCTCCAGTCGTAAATACGCCCTCATCGGCATTACGACGTAC